CGGCGCATCCGGATCTTTTATTTGTTCTTGTTCCATTTCCTTCATTATCTCTCCGTCAATACGAGCAATGTCTTCTTCAGTATGACCTAAGATAACTTTACGTACATATTCAATAGAGAAATATTTACCTACATATTCATTAGCATCTCTTAGTACAGCTAATTGATCGTTAAGCAGTTCTACTTGCTTAAGTTTATCGAAATGCATATCTTTTAGATAATCAAAAGAGATGTATTGTCTCATCTCTTCAAATTCAGCTTGAGTACATACACCTTTAAGTACTAGTTGTACTCTAAGAACTTCATTGAATACTTCAGCAAACTGTTTTCTTATTCTTTTAATGAACTTGCTGAATTTAATTTCATCCCTTGAGATGTCTGATGCTCTTCCGAGCTGGAAGTTGTTGTCTTGGTTGATTCTTGAGATTGGGACATTGAGCGATTGATATAATTTCTCCTTGAAGTAATTGACATCGTCAAGATCTCCAAGATTTTGTCCTCCAGGGAGTGTGCTAATTTCCGTACCTCTTGAGCCTTCTCTCCTAGGGAGCCAGAAGTCCTCCAACAACGACATAAATTTTCTCGAATCACGAATCTCTCCTGTATTAGGGTTATAATCTATTTTATTTCTATATCTATTCATCATATCGCGAAGATATGTTTCAGCTTTAATCTTAGGAAGAGTACCTACGTCAACATAAAAAATTCTTCTCTCAGGAGCTCTAGCTATTCTATAAACTATAAGAGCATCTTCCATAGATCTTAAATTGTTAAAAGGCTTGATTGCTTTATCTAAATAACCTACAATCATTCCTTTATTTCTATCTACTATACCAGAAGGACAAAATACAATTGAATCTTTAGATAACTTTACTCCGTTATTACCACCATCAGGAGAGTACTCAAAGTATTCTTCTACTTTAGTAAGAACTGGAACACCTGTTCTGGCTTCTTTTTCATAGAAAGGTTTTACATGTCTTTTTATTTTTAGAGCATCAATAGGTCTTAACTCTTTAATACCGTTTTTTGTATCAGAAGGATCAATAATAACTTGAAAGTATAATCTACCATCAACATACCACTGTCTAAAAATATCATAAGAACGTCTTTGAAACTTAAGCATATGAAGAGTATTTTTAAACTCTTCTCTTATAATCTCTTTTATTCTATCATCTATGTTAAGAAGATCTAAACGAATACTTACAGAAGGTCTTTCATGTTCAACTGTAAATGCTTCGTTAACAATATCATCTATAGCAGCATCTGCTTCTGGATAAAATGAAATGTCTCTATACTGAGCTATTAACGCATGCTCATTACGTGCCTTGCTATACTGTTCATATGTATATCCAATACGACCACCGACAGGTAAATCAGTGCCATCATCCATTGGTTTAGGAATGGGTGACGGCGTAGGTTGGTCATTTTTGTTTTGAACTAATTCGAACCCGAATAGTTCTTGCTTTTGTATAGCCATAAGTACTCCTCATTATGTAATGAAGAGTTAACCTGTTACTGGTTGCTCAGTGACATCAGCTGTAGTTCTAGCTGAAGTAGGTACTGAAGTTGTATTAGACTCCCACCACTGATATGCAAACGTAACACCGAACTCTTCAATTGAATCTGCACTATCGTAAGATACATCAATTGTATCTACAACAGTTGGCCATGCACCTACAATAACATATCTCTTAATGACTGATCCTGTTCTACTTAGTTGTTCAATTTCTAAGTTAGCAACATATGAATCAAAAGAAGCGGCGTCTACACCTCTTCCTGATACGTTAGTAGCTGCACCGTTAATCGCATCTTGCCATCTTTCGAAGGCATTTCTTACAGCAAAGTTATTATCGTTAATTATCTGTACTGACCATGCATCAAAGACTGTATCGCCTGATACTTTTAGTTGTCTTCCACGGAAAGGTACAATAATTTCTCCGATAGTTCTAGCAGGCATTGCAGCTGTTTTAATCATAAATGAGCTTAATGCTTCTGTTTCACCGGCGCCGAAAGGAGTGTTAGCTAATCCTTCTATGCTACCGTTGGGCCAGTTACAGTTTACTCTAAATAGATTCTGTCTAGCTCCGCCACCTGTTAAAGCTGTTTTAAAATCATCAATACGTACTGTCATTTTATGCTCCTGCTACCTCACTAAACGATACTCCAGTTCTCACTGCAACAAAGTTTAAAGTAATAAAGTTGATTGAGCGAGCTGGTTTCAGGTAGATATCTGCTACAAATTGATTTGAATCAATTACCTGACCTGTATTATTAGATGTATCACAAACAACTTTAAAGTCAGTTAGACCTCTTCTAGCTTGAACCTCTGCTAAGAAAGGCTCTACTGCATTAACAAAAGTTCTTCTTGTTAAGTCGTCATTAAACTCAAACAACTGGAACTTGGCTGCAGTTGCAATTGCTTTTTCAAGAACAATAAACAATCTACGTACATTAATTCTATCAAATGCTGAAGGTCTAGAAAGAGCAGTTTTATCTCCGTATAGCAAAGTACCCTGACCTCTAAAGGTTACAATAGGGTTAACTCTATTTGGATAAAGCTGATCTCTATCTGTTTGATTTGGATTGAACGATAGTTTAACTACATTCTGAATGAATCCTCTATTAAGACCTGCAGGAGAGAACCAAGCTTCATTAGTAAACTCTGTTCTAGCAACTAGACCTGCTGTATCAGGATTTATAGGCATCCAGAAATACTCATCGTTGTATCTATCATACTGTCTTTTCCAGCTTGAATCGAATACAGCATAGGATGTAGAATTAATATCAGAGAAATAATCAATCACCTTTGTAGCTGTTGGGTTATTAACCGCTGAAGAATAATTAGGAGATAAGAATGCTATTGCATCTTTTCTTCTCTCTGCTATCGTTATAACATGTTTTTGTACTGTTTTCGATCTTTCACCAGTAATAAGTAAATTAACATCAATTGTTTGATCATCATTAAGTAAATCATAAGCAGTAGTGTAATTACCATCAGTAACTGTTGCACCATCTGTACCACCATCAAGAGCATATTTTCTTACACCAGTTAAACTTGCATTAGTAAGAAGATATTTAAATCTTGTAGCTGTAGTTAGATTAGTTAATGAATCACCAATTGAACTAAGATTAGTTCCACCTGAACCATCTGAATCCACAATAGCTGATTGAGCTGATGTTTCTTCGTTTAGTAGGTAAATCCATTCAGATTGGTCGTTAATAATATCTACGTAGAAATTACCAGCACCATCTGCTGTCTTAGAATTTTTTGCTTTAGATACGTAACCATATGTTTCTAATACTTGGTTAGCATTACCGGTAATATTTGTATCTGTAGTATAGATAATTACATGCATTTCATCTAGAAGTGCGTTGGTATAATTACCACCCCATACACTTGTACCAGGTCTTGTATCAAAGAAGTCGGAACCTACAGCTGATCCAAATAATACTTTATTTTTAAAGTCTGAATCATCTATGGACGCATCCATAAGAATAACACCAATACTATTGCCTAACTTACCTGGGAATCGAGCGTATACAGAACCGTTTACCAAACTAGTCTTCTCAACTTCAAAGTCATCAAAGTTATTAAGCTGAGCAGCTGTTAAAGTTGTAATAGTTGAGGCACCACTTGTGTTAGAGAAGAAAGTAAATGTTACTCCATTAACTGTTTGAGCTGAAGGAAGTGTAATACCAGTTGCACCATATGTTAATGTTGGATCTACTATACCAGCTATACCATCTGAGTCAACAGTTACTGAAGTATAACCATCACTATCCATTGCATCTTTCATTGCTGCTATAACATTTCCTAAATCTAAACCATCTGCACTAAAAGATACTGTAGTAGAACCATCTACTGCTACTGAAAAGCCAGTTGCTGATGGTGTACCTGAAAGTACTACTGATATGGTTGATGAGGAACCTACTACTGGTTCTGATGCGCTGTTTCTTGCACCATCTGAAATTGCTCTAACTACCTGTAACTGGTTTGCGTAACCTAAAAAGTTAGCGGCTGCGTACCAATCATCTCTTGTGCTAGAAGCGTCGTTTGTTGAAACTTTAGGGTATCCAAATTTAGCGAGAAGATCTTTCTCTGAAGATACCGTTGTTACTTCTAACGCTGGACCCCATTCGAATTTACCAGCAAAACCTCCAATCGATGTAGCCACCGCTGGAATAATGTTGGTAAGATCTTTTTCAACTATTTGTACACCTGGACTAACTAAAAATGCCATTGTGAACTCCTGTATAAACTCTTTCTATATTTATATTTTTCTATTATTGCGTTTGATTAAATTCTTTGTTGTACAAAGCTTCCGTTGTCAAACGTTTCTACAACCTCTGCGCTAAATGTCATATCTGTAAACTGGTCTTTAAATCTAAAATGTATAGAATCATCTGCTGCTATACCAGAATCTAAATCTATATACATCTTATCAATATACTGCATAGCTAAACTGTTATTATTTACTCTAAAGATAATATATCTAATTAAAGTTTCAAAAGCAGAATCAGCTGCTATAACAAATTCTTCACTTACTATTTCACCACCACCAAGACCTCTAATAGCCCATTTAAATGTAGTATCTTCTGATAAGGTAGCTCCTGATTGAACATAGTCTAACTTAATCATGTCTGAATCAGATGTAATAACAGGAGGTGCTGCATTAATAGTACCTGCAAATGCTCCAACACCTAATAATTTTTCTAGAGCTCTAATTCTAGTAACATGAGAGTCTGTCTCTTTAGTAATAGAAGTATAAAGAGAATCACTGTCTAAATCTGAACCGCCTACTCTGTTAAGATTAATAGTACGTACTATTCTATCAGAATCAAAGTAATCTGAATCTTCTAATCTTGAAAGTCTAGTTCTAATGACTGTAATTCTATCTCTAGTATAACCTTCTTCTGAATCAAAATCATCTTCTACAACTTTAAGTCTAGTTGTCATATGCTGTATAGCTATTTCATCTGAATCTAATCTTCTAAGAACATCATTAAGATCAAATAAATCACTATCAATATCTCTTCTTAAGAATCTTATTTCAGCAGATTCAGAATCTAAATCACTTCTTAGTTTTGCAATATCTTCTTCGTTTTGAATAACTTTTTCTAATAATCTACCATCAGAATCTAATGCAGCTACTAATTGTCTTATTCTTAAAGCATCAGAATCAGCATTACGTTTAAGATGCTCAATTGCAATCATATCACTATCTAGACGTCTAACTATGTCTAATAGTTCTACTTGATCACTATCTAATAATACTTGTAAGTTATTTACCTGTTCTTGTAAATCTTGAATTCTAATGGAATCGGAATCTGCATCTAATCTAAGCTTATCTATATCAGCTCTAAGATCATTGAAGGTAGTTAAATCAGAATCAGTAAAGAGACTATTCTCTTCTACCATACTTCTTATCTGATCTGAATCAAAGCCTGAACCTGCGCCACCAGAAGAATGTTCTAATATTAAATTAACGATATAATCCGAGTCTATATTTACTCGAAATACACCTTCGTAGTCACTATTTTCTCCGAAGTCTACAATAATTCCAGGGCCGGCCTCAACCCTGACCATCATTGGGTAAAAATCAGAATCAAAATTATAAGCCATACAAAATCTCTTTTAGTTATTTATTTTAACTTATAATTCAGATATCTAGATTATATTATCAAGTTCCTCTTGAATTTGATCTAGAGTTCTGTAATCTATCTTTTCTAAGATATTTATCAAATCCTCTATATCTATTTCTTTAAGACGTTCAGCTATCTCTTGCGGATCAATCCCCATCGTTTACATCATCAAACTTGAATACAGGAAGTACATTTTCTGTTGGTGGTATATCTGTAACAGCTACTTTTTTATCATGAGAGATACCTGGTACATATTCATTTTTGAAGCCCATCATTTTCATTCTTTTTTCATCTACTTTATATACATGCTTTAATTGTTGTACAGTATCTTCTACAAATTCAGTAAGACCTTCAGTACTCCAATCATCGCTTGTTTCTTCTAAAGCAACATACTCTCTAATTACTCTTTGAATTTTCATAGGATTAACTCCTATTTGTTCCATGTATTCTTGCTCACCTTTAGTAATAGAACCTCTTTCTCTTACATCTCTAATACATTGAACTAAACTTCTTCTAAGATGACTTAATGTTTCATTTTCTTCAATATCTTCTTCATCAAAGTCACTAACTTTTTTCTTGAGCTGTTCATAGAGATCAGTAAGAGCTAATATGTCTTTCATAGCACCTTCTATCATAACAGCGCCTTCAGCAAAACCCTCTCTCATTTGAGCAAGTTTTATTTGAAGATCTATCTCTTGCCACTTATCTAATAGTTCAGGTTGAGCTAGCTTTTCTTCTACTTTTCTTAACCTTACTTCATTTTGCACTTGACGCCATTTAGCATCATTCATAGCCATTTTCTTTGAATTTATTTCAGCTGATATCTGTCTCATATTTCTATACGGGTCATGATAACTTAAGTTAATATGTCTCCAGATCCATTGTGAGTGACTATGATTCCAAATGTTAAGTAGCTCATCTGTTTTAGCTAAAGCATTATCTACTTTCTGAATATTTTCAACAAAAGTATTACCACCAAAACTTTCTTTAGTTGCTAAATTAGTTTTACTAAAAACATCAGTTAAAGGTACTTTAAAGTCTAAAGGTTCTCTTTGAATATCAAGTTCACCTTTAATATACTTAGCTACTTCTAAATCAGTACCAGTATTAGATTTGACTTCAACTTCGCTTTTCTTTTTACGCGGCATAATTTCTCCTATTTAAACCTGTCGTTACCATGAACCCAAATTACTATAACCCATCTTTCACCTTTAGTAACAGGTGATACTCTATGCATTAAGAAACTAGGGAACATAGAAATTGCACCTTGATCAGCAATTGCTGTCATAGGTACACCTATATTATTAATTTCTAAGTCACCACCTTCATAACTATCTCTAGGAGAAAGAGGAACAGAAACTGATATTTTTCTAGTACTACTATCACCAGGACCTACATCCATATGCCAGTCATAATGACTTTTATCTGATGCTTTATAGTGTAATAGTTGTAACGAATGAGTAATACCTTGAAGATTAAACTTAAACCATTCAGAGTTAGCCTTACCCACTGCATCAGCAATTTTATTAAAGATCCATGCTGTGTCAGGTTTCAAATCAATGTGATATTGGTCTACTTGTCTTACGTTTTCATTATATGATCCAGGTCCATAACCAGCACCTATTCTAGCTTTTTGACCGTAATCATTATCAGCAAGAGCAATAACTTTTGCACATTCTTCTTCAGTAAACATAAATTCTGGATAAAACTTGCTATGGTAAGTACATGCTCCAGGAAAATGACCATCAGTAGTATTAATCATCACACCGTTATGGATAATATGATGATTGAGATCAGATACTCTAATAACATTATCATCATTATTAGGTGTGTGTTGAACTTTATTTTGATCTACGTTCTCATTACCTTTTAAAGTACCTAGCTTTTCTCTTTTATCATATGCCCATTCTTTATGAGGGCCGTTAGCATCTACATAATGAACAAATACTTGAACTTGCCATTTACCTTTATATACTGGTCTCCAATGGTTAAGCTCATTACCTCTATACATTACTAAATCACCAACACCTATCTCAATAGGCATTCCTGGATCTTTATCATCTCCTGGCTTACCAAAATAGATAGGCCAGATTCTAGAATCCGGATCATGACCAAGAGTAATGGTACCAGAAATTTCACATGAAGGTCTATCTTTATGAATCTTTAGTTCATCACCAGGTCTATAAAGTCTTGCGTAAGTATAAGCAGGAAGTAGTTCAATACCTAACTGCTCAGATAAAGGTTTAGTTAAATCATCGAGAAGTTTATCAAATACCGGATC